ACCAATATCTACAAATAAAAGTAATGCTACAAAAGTGAAAGCAACAATAGGGCGGACACTTGCATTAAGAGTTCTAACCCAGGGTGCTGCATCGTGTACAAGTTTTGCATCATGTTCATAAAGCGCTTGTCTTTCTTGTGCAAATGTTTCTGCATAAGTGCCCTCCAATTCAATAGCTGCTATTTTTTCTTGAGATTGAAAACCTTTTTGAGCCATAAGTAGAGCTTGCTCGTTTTGTAACTTAGCCATTTCTCGTTCATGCGCTTGATCTCCTTTTTGTTGAAAAAATCCTAGTATGCTAGGTAGTCCTGCGGTTGCAAAACCTAATATAGAACTTAAGATACTAAACATTATTTAAATCCTTTTGATTTTTCATGTTCTTCTAAAATACGAATACGCACATTAAGTTCACCCATTTGAGCCCTTAACTCTTCTTTTAATCTAGCTCTTGCTTCTGCTGAGATCGGGCTGTCAGTTGGTACACCTTGTTCTGTAATAAGATTAGGCATTTTAGATTTGATGCTAATTAAGTCTGCTTGTATAGACGCCATTGAAGTAAGTAACCACGCAATAGCCGATACTATCACTGGGAACAACATGTTAGTTATTTTTTCCATATTCATATTATACCTTTATGCTATATAAGTTCCTGTACCTGTAAATTTAATAACAGTATTATTGCCATTTGTAGTTACTGTAGGAGATCCTGTTGTAGTGCCAGTATAATAAACGGTAGGAATAGAAATAATAACTACTCCAGAACCACCAGCTGGTCCAGTTCCTGAAAAAATTTGTGCATTTGTGCCTCCACTACCACCACCAGTATTTGCGGCACCTGCTGTTCCAAGTGTTGCTGATCCATCACCACCACCACCACTTCCTCCTGTTCCAGAAGAACAACCACCTCCACCTCCAGCATAATAAGTAGAAGATCCTGTAATAGAGCTTGGTAATCCTATGCCACCAGGACCAGTGCCTCCAACAGCTCCTGCTCCACCACCTCCACCCGAAGGTTGTCCGTTACCAGATGGGCCAAATCCACCAGCATTTCCTTGACCAGCAGTTCCTGCACCGCCCGTACCACCAGTAGGTGAATTACTACCAGAACCGCCGCCTCCTGATCCTCCAGCTTTACCTCCAGCACCTCCAGCAGGAGAGTTACCTGCTGCACCACCCCCACCACCACCTATAGTTGTAACGGTTGATAAGCCCGTGCCTGATAAAACAGAATTACTACCATTAAGCCCTAATTGACCTAATGGAACATTTGTTCCAGGTCCTCCAGCTCCGACAGTTGCTGAATATGTAGCTCCTGCAACCATGGTAAATGAACCTGTTAAAAGACCTCCAGCGCCCCCACCACCGCCACCGTAAGTACCTCCACTGGCACCGCCAGCTACAACAAGATAAGAAGCTGTATATTGAGGATACACAGGTTTCCAAGTCCCACCACTATTTACATAAACAGCTTTAGCGGGAGTCCAAGTTCCAGAATTATTAACATATGGTTGACTAACAGCAGTCCAAACTCCACCGTTATTTACATAGTAATTAGGCATTATATTTGGTACCAAACATCGCCACTAGAACCTCCAGCAGGTGCAGACGCAGAAATTGTTTTTGTACCTGTTGCATTAGTTCCGATTGTAGTTACAGTAATTGAATTTATAGTTCCACCTGTTATTGTTACTGCGTTTGCATTTTGTGAAGACATAGTGCCTAATGACCCTGCTACGTTTGTTACAAATGCAGTGGTTGCAATTTGTGTAGTGTTAGTACCGGGTGCTGCTGTAGGAGCTAATGGAGTTCCAGTAAGGGTTGGGCTAGCACTAAGTACCATATTACCTGTACCCGTTACAGCATTAGATAAAGTCACCCCGCCGTAAGTAAGTGCGCCTGTAGCAGATAACGTAGTAAATTTACCTGATGTTGCAGTCGTAGCTCCTATCGTAGTATTATCAATAGTGCCACCTGTAATAACAGCAACTGGAGATATTATAGCGCCGTCAAAAAAACTAATAGCATCTGTAATTCCTGTACCTGTACTAAATACTTGCGCAGTAGTTCCTGCTGGAATGCCATAAGTAGCGCCTGATGAATTCTTAACAGTCACTGTATCGGCTAAGTCATTGGCAATAATATAATATTTTTCAATATTAGGTACTGTTAAATTACGAGCGCCACCAGAAGTACCTGTTAGGTTTAAGCGTAAGTTACGCGCAGTTTGAGCTGTATTTGTATTAGTTAGAGTTAAAGTTACGTCAGCACTTGAAAAAGAAACGGTGGCTGATCCCGTAATTGCTTCTTCGATCGCGGTGCCTAAATTAGTATTTGTAGTAGTGCCCCAGGTACCTGACTGATCGCCAGTGCCTATAAGTTCTATTTTTAGGTTTGAATAGGTGCTTGACATAATAAATCCTTTATTTTAATTATCCGTATTATACCTTAACTACAAGGCTGTTTAGTATCAATTGTGTCCCAACTTGGGGTTTGTGAGTCATTTATATCTGTCCATGTACCAGCTGGTGTTGAAATTGCCGTCCAACTTGGCGATTGTGCATTATTTATATCTACCCATACGCCAATAGGCGTTGAAATTGTAGCCCAACTAGCTGATTGACTGTCATCAATTCTAAACCATCCGTTATAACATAAGTTGTCTAATAAACTAATTGCCTCAGTAATTGATTGTAAGAAATTAGATTGTTGTGTAGAAGAGTCGTTCAACCCTATATTTTCTACATCAACTACTATGAACTGAGCTGATACAGATTGATTTGCTTGAGATGTAAATGGTTCTTGAATAGTGAAGTTAAATATGTTGATTATTGTTGCCGCATCAGCCATAGTTATTGCTTCAGCTTTTGATACAGCAAAATTAGCTGCAATACTATTTAAATCTGCTACATTAATATTTTCTGTTTTAGATACTGCAAACTGTGCTGTAATGTTTCTAACATCATTTAAATCTACATTTTCTGTTTTACTTACACTGAACTGAGCAGATATAGTTTCTACATCTCCTAATATAAAATCTTCATCACGAGATTGTAACGCTGCAAAATATGGAACTGCTACATCTTCTACATTAATATTTTCTGTAACACTTTGTGCAAACCCAGCTGTTATTGATTCTTGGCTCTCAACTGATAAAGGCTCAGTTATACTTTGTAAGAAATCAAATGCCTGAGTGCTGGCATCATCTAAACTAATATTCTCGTTAATAGTCCCTATAAAAAATGAACCTTGTGAATTAAAGTCTTCTAATGTAATAGGTTCAGTAATACTTTGTGTAAAACTCCAAGCTTGAGGACTAGTATCTTCTAAACCAATATTTTCTGTTATTGACAATAAATATAGAGTTGCCCCACTACTAATAGTAGCAAATGGTGTTTGTGCATAAGCAGAATTTCCAAACATTTATTTATCCAGTAAAAGCGGATTCTACCCAATTTTGCACTGATTCATCCCAATTATAGAATTTACCATCTGTAGGGTATGCTACTGGTGATTCCCATAACCATGTTGTATTGTTTAATGTCCATGATGGATAAGGTTGAGGCGCATAAAATACATCATTATCTACATCATAGATCATGCCTATACCTGCGTAATTACCTCTTAATGCTTTTGATTGGTCGTCTGAAGGCTCATTTGAATCAGGTTTATAATGCACTCCACCCCTAGTATTATAAGAAGTTTGAATCCATTGGCCTGGACTTGAATCTACAAACGTTTCAAAAAATTCTTCTTCTGCCACAATTACTGTGGAAACTTTTCCATCTACTACTTTTGCAAAATGACCCATCAATATATCTCCTATTTAATTTAATTCGATGTTAATATTATACATTATGTTGTGTAAGTGCCTGATGAATTAAACACAATAACAGTATTACCGCCTGAAGTGAAAACAGATGATGCACCTGAATAAGTGCCAGAATAACTGGATGTAGGCATAGATAAAATAACAACACCTGAACCACCTGATGTACCAGAAACGTTCCAAGCACCTCCACCTCCACCACCAGTATTAGCTGTGCCATTAGTGCCTCCAGAAACGCCACCAGGTCCTCCACCGCCTAAACCGCCTGATCTACCTGATGTATTAGCACTTCCACCACCACCACCTGCATAATAAGTTGAGGTTCCAGTTATTGATGAAGCTACTCCGTTTCCTCCAGTACCATTACCGTTAGTTCCTCCTGTTTGGCCTGCTCCGCCTCCACCACCGCCAGGTCCTGCGCCACCAAATCCAGGACCACCATTATTACCTTGACCTGCAGTGCCAGCACCACCAGCACCAGTAGCATTATTACCACCTCCACCACCGCCTGAACCGCCAGAAGCTCCAGTACCTGCGCCACCTGCATTTCCACCATAACCACCGCCAACAGTTGATACCGAAACGCCTGTGCCAGTTAAACTTGATGCGGATCCAGATGTATTACCGTAGGCTCCGCCTCCTCCTACTGTTGCGGTTAGTACTACCGCAGGATTAACTGTAACTGAAGAAGTAAGTAAACCACCAGCACCGCCAGCTCCACCACCTTGACCATTAGTAGCTGATGAACCACCGCCAGCTACAACTAAATATGTAACTGAATATGGCGCTTTATCAGTCGTAATAGAATTTGATGCAGAACTAGGAGATGAATTACCAACGGCATTAGTAGCGTATACGGTAAACGTATAAGATGTAGATCCTGTTAACCCTGTGACAGGAATAGTTCCTGAACCTGCTTGTGATAATGTGCCTGATCCACCAGCAGGGCTAGAAACTGCTGTATAACTTGTAATTGCTGTGCCTCCATTAAATACTGGCGCAGTATATGAAACCGTTGCTGTAGTAACACCTGTTTTTGTAGCTGTACCAATGGTAGGAGCACCAGGCACTGTCCATGTTGTAATAGAATTAGATGCAGAACTAGAGGCACTATTACCAACTGCATTTGTGGCATAGACCGTGAATGTATAAGCAGTATTAGCTGTAAGTCCAGTCACATTAATTGTGCCAGAACCTGACGTTGATAAAGTTCCAGTTAATCCTCCAGGAGAAGAAACTGCTGTATATGAAGTTATTGCTGTCCCGCCATTAAACGCAGGTGCTGTATAGGTTACCGATGCAGTGGTAGATCCTGTAGTTGTTGCGGTTCCTATTGTAGGGGCTCCTGGAACTGTCCACGTTGTAATTGAGTTTGATGCAGCACTAGAAACAGAATTGCCAGCAGCATTTGTAGCATATACCGTAAAAGTATAAGATGTATTAGCCGTTAATCCTGTAACAGTAATAGTACCTGATCCAGATTGTGTTACAGTACCTGTTAATCCTCCTGGTGAAGATACAGCGGTATAACTTGTAATGGTTGATCCGCCATTATCTGTAGGAGCTGTATATGTTACAGTAGCTGAAGTTGATCCTATAGTGGTAGCAGTGCCTATTGTAGGGGCATTTGGCTTGATAAAATATGCAAGAATTTTCCAAGTTGATGTAGCGCTATTATAAGTTTCTACTGCATTTATAGTCGTGTTAAATCCTGTTTGTCCATTAACAGGCAAAGCAGGTCTATTTCCGGTTACCCAACTAGGTAAAGTTAAACCAGTATTGGTTGCAAAAGATGATAAGTTTACTGAATTAGTCATTATGTGTTTTGATTAAAATGTAATTGATCCTGAACTTGTAAATGTGTAAATTTTATATCCTCCAGTATTAGTAAATGTGGGTGATCCTGTAGTAGATACTGCATCAGCATAAGCATTAGAATATCTAATAATAACTATACCTGATCCACCTGCTCCAGTAGCATATCCTATACCAGATGCACCACCACCACCGCCTGTATTAGCAGTTCCTGAGCCACCTACACCTGGATATTCATAACTATTTTTACCATATCCACCACCGCCTGAACCGCCAGGGAATTGTCCACTACCTGTACCGGCACCTACAGGAGCTCCACCACCTCCGCCTGCATATGTAACAGAAGATCCAGAAATAGATGATGCAGTTCCATTACCTCCATATCCTTGTCCATTAGCATTACCTACTTGGCTGGCTCCACCACCTCCAGCTCCGCCTGTTCCACCATTATTACCTTGACCAGCAGTTCCAGCACCACCAGTACCAGCATCTCGTCCTGCACCGCCTCCTGAGCCACCACCGCCACCAGATGTACCATAAGCACCTCCGTAACCCCCTCCATTAGATGTAATACTACTAAATACTGAATTTGATCCTGGATTACCATTACCAGAAGTTTTACTAGCGCCACCACCACCTACTGTAACTGTAATAGCAGACCCGGCTGAAACTGCAAATCCAGATGCTGTTCTAAAACCTCCAGCACCTCCACCACCACCATTATAATGGCCTCCACCTGTTGGTCCGCTTGTACCACCGCCTGATCCTCCACCAGCAACTACTAAATAATCTACAGTTGAAGTTTTAGGTAAAAAAGTTGTAATACTATTACTTGCAGAGCTAGATGCAGAATTACCTACAGCATTAGTCGCATAGACCGTAAATGTATATGATGTTCCAGATGTAAGACCTGATACATTAATTGTACCGGATCCAGCCTGAGATAATGTGCCTGTAATGCCTCCTGGAGATGAGACTGCTGTATAACTTGTAATTGTACTACCACCATTAAAAGCTGGTGCAGTATATGATACGGTAGCTGTAGTAGTTCCAGTTGCAGTTGCTGTCCCTATTGTGGGAGCATTGGGTACACTAATAGGTGTAATTGAATTAGATGCCGCAGAGTTTGCTGAATTACCTCCAGCATTTGTTGCATAAACAGTAAATGTATACGTAGTTCCTGCTGTTAATCCTGATACTGATATAGTACCTGATCCTGATTGAGATAATGTTCCAGTAATTCCACCAGGTGATGATACAGCTGTATATGATGTTACAGTTGGCACGCCTAAAAAGGCAGGCGCTGTATATGATACAGTAGCAGTTGTTGCCCCTGTTGCAGTAGCTGTGCCTATTGTAGGGGCTCCAGGCACTGCATATGTATTAATTGAATTTGAAGCTGAACTTGATGGACTATTACCTGCTTTGTTAGTAGCATACACAGTGAATGTATAAGCAGTATTTGTTGTAAGCCCAGATACTGTGATAGTTCCAGATCCAGATTGATTTACCGTTCCTGTAATACCACCTGGTGAAGATACTGCTGTATAAGATGTAATAAGTGTATTTGAGTTGCCAGAACCAGAATCAGTTGGCGCAGTATAAGTAACATTAGCTGTTGTAGTTCCTGTTGCTGTTGCAGTGCCTATTGTTGGTGCGGCAGGTAATGTATAATACTGAAGTACTTCCCACTGACCTGTAGAGCTTGCATAAGTTTCTATTGCGTTTAATGTAGTGTTGTATCCAGTTTGGCCATTTACAGGCGAAGCTGGTCTTCCTGCAGTTGTCCAGTTTGGTAAGGATAACCCTGCATTAGATCCAAAAGATGCCATGTTTTCTGTATTTGTCATTTATCTATTAAGCCGTATAAGTTCCAGAACCTGTCCAATATAATACTGTATTAGATGCGACTGCTTTAGGGTAAGTTGCTAATTGAGTGCCAGTATATGTGCCAGAATAACTAGCTGTAGGAACTGATATTACAACAACACCATTACCACCTGCTGCACCATTGCTAGATACGCCACCGCCCCCTCCACCGCCACCTGTATTTGCAGTGCCAGCATCTGGAAGGGGGCCTGTGTTAATACTACCACCAGCACCACCACCTCCAGTACCACCTGAACCACGAGAGCCACCACCACGAGAATCGTTACCGCCTCCACCACCGCCACCATAATATATAGATGAACCTGTAAGAGTTGATGCAGAACCAGCACCTCCGTTACCAGCAGTTCCTCCTGAAGCAGTTGCCCCTACTGCACTAGCTCCACCACCACCACCGCCTGAACTACTATTAGAGCCAGAGCTATTAGAACCAGCACCACCTTGATTGCCTTGACCCGAAGTACCTGAACCTCCAGCTTGAGCTGACCAAGCACCACCCCCACCACCAGAACCGCCAGAAATTCCTATTTGATTTGCAGTCGTACCATTAGGACCAACACCACCACCACCACCTGCTGTTGCAGTAACAGAACCAAATACAGAATTAGATCCGCTTCCTCCTCGTACAGTACTAGTACCAGCAGTACCACCACCACCAATTGTAACAGTGTAAACAGTACTAGGCGTTAATGTTAATGTACTTGCTAAAAAACCCCCAGCACCTCCACCCCCACCTCTATCCCCACCTCCACCACCACCACCCGCAACTACTAAATAAGTAGCTGAATAAGGACCTTTTGGAGTAGTAATAGAATTAGAAGAAGATGAATTTGCAGAGTTACCTACAGCGTTTGTAGCATATACAACAAATGTATAAGATGTTAGCTCAGTTAATCCATTGACAGTAATAGTTCCAGATCCAGCTTGTGATACAGATCCTGTTACGCTTCCTGGTGTTGAAACTGCGGTATAAGATGTAATTGGAGTTCCACCATTAAAACCAGGGGCTGTATATGTAACTGTTGCTGTTGTTGCACTTGTTGCAGTTGCAGTACCAATTGTTGGAGTACCTGGTATTGTCCAAGTTGTAATAGAGTTTGAAGCAGAACTAGGAGCAGAGTTACCTATGGCATTCGTAGCATATACGGTAAATGTATACGCTGTGTTTGCTGTAAGTCCAGATACGTTTATAGTTCCAGAACCTGCTTGAGATACAGAACCTGTTATACCACCTGGTGATGATACGGCTGTATATGACGTTATAGCTGTTCCACCATTGTATCCTGGGGCTGTATAGGTAACTGATGCTGTTGTAGAGCCAGTAGTGGTAGCAGTTCCAATCGTTGGTGCATTAGGTACAGACCATGTTAATATCGAATTAGAAGCTGCACTTGATGCGCTATTGCCTCCAAGATTAGTTGCATATACAGTAAAAGTATAATTTATATTTGTTGTAAGTCCAGTGACTGTAATTGTGCCTGAACCAGATTGAGATATTGTTGCAGATTGTCCACCAGGATTTGCTACAGCAGTATATGAAATGATTGGTGTTCCTCCATCATTAGTTGGTGCTGTAAATGAAACAGTTGCTGTTGTAGCTCCAGTAGCAGTAGCTGTGCCTATTGTAGGGGCATCAGGAACATTAAAATATCCAATAATCTGCCATTTACTTGTTGATGTAGAATAGGCTTCTACTGCATTTAAAGTAGTATTAAAACCTGTCTGACCATTTACAGGCGAAGCTGGTCTACCAGCCGTTGTCCAATTAGGTAGGGCTAGTCCTGTGTTAGTCCCGAAGGATGATATATTTGTTGCATATGTCATTTTGTTTCTAGTGTTTCTATACGAGCTTTTAGTTCTGCTGCAGTTTCAACTGGTGCTGCTAAAACAATATCTTCTTTTGTGCCTGATAAAGTTCCGCCTTCAGATGTAATTCTTTCTACTTCAGCAGCTACGATTTCTTCTATAGCAATCCTGCATCGTTCATGAACTGCGTTATCAATCCATTCTTGTTGAGAAAGAGCTATTACAGAAAGAGCTTTATCTTCTGCATCTGATAATATAATTGTATAAGTTTTCATTTTTTTCCTTTAATTAACTAACCAATCTTCCACAAAAAACGTTATGGTTATTACCTCCACCATAAATTCCACTTCCACTAGCTCCAGTAAAAATTGAAATATAATCTCCAGCTGCTAAATTAAAAATACTTGTACAGCTTGCTTGCGCCCATACTGTTCCTGCAGATGTTGCATACGGGTTTGTTGGAGTGCTAGGAATTGCGCCATTTTTTCTTATTACATACCAAGAAGTAGCTTGAGTCATGCCAAACATAGAAAATAAATATACTCCAGCTACTGGCGCAGTAAATCTTCCAGTTGAAGTGTTATAGCAGCTTCCAATATTTAAATTTGCCACATTAAATACAATTTCTGAATTACCTGATGTGTATTGAACACCAGGACCAGTTGTAAGAACTGCTTCAAAAGCTGGCTGATAAGGCATTGTTACTCTTCCACTAGAGTCTATACGCATACGTTCTGTACCGTATGATAAGTTTACGCTTGATAAAGCATTACCTGTGCTACCTGTTTTAAATACAAGTGCTGTAGCCATAGCACTAGAAGCTGTAAAGCTACCTTCTGCTTCACCATTGATTGATGCTGCATAAAGTAAATTAGCTGATGTATATGTCGTTGCAGTACCATATTGACCACCAAAAGCATAAGTACCTAATGTTGTTCCTGAAACTATAGCTGTGCCATCAAACCTTCTATAAGCAGCACCAAATCTACCTTGAAATGTTCCATTACCATCATTACGAGAACCTAAAGTTTGTATTACAGGAATAGCACCTGTACCTCCACCACTATTAAAATCACCTACATTAATACCATTACTTGTTGATACTACGTTGACGGATAAATAAGATGTTGGAGTCGTAGTACCAATCCCTACATTCTGTGATGTATCTATAGTAACTGCTGTAGTACCTGCTGATTGGAGTGTAAGTGCTGTAGCTGCACCTGCATTAATAGTAGGAGCTACTACTGTTCCTGTAAATGTTGGGGACGCTGAAAGTACAGTACTGCCTGTACCTGTACTTGTTGTAACCCCTGTACCTCCGTTAGCTACTGGAAGAGTTCCTGTAACTTGAGAAGCTAAGTTTATATTTCCACTTAAATTAGCTGTTGTATATCCAGTACAATTAGTTAAAGTTCCTGATGTAGGGGTACCTAAAACTGGAGTAACTAAAGTAGGAGAAGTAGAAAGTACATTATTTCCTGAACCTGTTGAAGAAGTAACACCTGTACCACCATTAGCTACAGCTAAAGTTCCCCCTAATGTAATCGCTCCTGCTGATACTGCTGAAGGTGTTAACCCTGTTGATCCAGCGCTGAATGATGTTACACCACCAGCTACGCTTAATGAAGAGTAGGCAACCATTTCAACGGTATCACCAAGATTGGCTCCTGTAGCTAATACAACGGTTGTTCCGTTTGTGGCTGTATAGTCGCCTGTTGCAAGTCTTACACCGTTTCTAAATATGTCAATATATCCAACATTATAAGAAACTGTAAATGTAGTTTGTCCCGCTGTAGCTGTAAAGGTTGTTGTAGTTCTTGAAGTGGCCGCACTATTAGCAGCCCATGATGGAACACCTGAAGCTAATGTAAGTATTTGGCCGTTGGTTCCTGCAGATAATTTACTTAGTGTATTTGTAGCTGAGGCATAGATAATATCGCCCGTAGTATAAGTAGCAAACCCTGTACCGCCATTCACTGCATTTAAAGTACCTGCTAAAGTAACTGCGCCTGATGTTGCTGTATTAGGTGTAAACCCTGTAGTACCTGCACTGAACGTAGTTTGAGTTACAGTAGCCCAAGATGAATTAGTACCGTCTGAAGTTAAATATTTTCCATTAGCAGAAGTTTGGCTTGGTGCTAATGCATTAAAAGCTGCGTTTGCTGTGATTTGTCCTGTACCGCCTGCAGCGATAGGTAATGTACCTGCAGCTAAAGCTGAACTTGATGTTGAGTAAATAGCGTAGTTAGCTGCACCGAAAGTAGTAAGCCCTGTACCACCATAACCTGTACCAATTGTTGTACCATTCCAAACTGCATTAGTAATTGCTGCATTACCAAAATTAGCGGTTGTAGCATTAAAGTCGTAGGTTACTGGGAGAAACGAGTGTCTGTTCCAACTACCTGCAACAGTGCTATTATTAGCTAGGTATACAAAACCTGCAGCACCACTAGGTAGTGTGTCAACAGACCCAGAGGCATTATCAACAATAGTTAATACGCCAGTAGAGTTATTATCAAAAATAAATGTAGTACCAACTAATAATGTTGTGGCGTCGGGTAATTGGAATGTTTGTGTTGTAGACCCAACTAGATTTTGGTAATAATTAGAATCTGCTGTTAAAACTGTAGTACCAGCAGCTGAGGTAACCGCTGAATAACCAGGCACAAATTTACTAGCTGCTATATTCTTGATACCCGGATTTCCAAACGTGCCTAATGAAACACCGCCATTATTGTAGATAGTCATTGCATCAGTTGTATTGCTATTAGTTACAAAGTGAATGCTGTAAGCACCATATGTACCAAGTGTTAAATCAGTAGAAGCGGATGCTACGTAAGATGCCCCAGCGATATTAAATGAGCCTGTGCCAACAAAGGTAGATGAGTTAATACCTAATTCAGCGTAATTAGATCCTGAAGTACCTGCGTCATTAGATACATTAAAGTTAGTTGAAGCGTTTGTAGCAGTACTTTTATTTTGAACAACAACTTGGTTGTAGCCAGCAACAGTAGATGCAAAAGATCCAATAATGCCTGTATCAGAATAACCTAGTGTCTCACCAATAGTTGCAACATCATTAGCATCATAGTTAATAGATTTTTCAGCAGGGTAAGTACAAAATACTGAAGATGTATTACCTGGTAAATTGATAGGAGATGTAGTACCTGAGGAGTTAGATAAAACAGTTGTACGAGCTAAAGTACCAGCGCCTACAGTACCAACACCTACTTCCCATACCTGAGCTGTATTGTCATATATAGTATAGAAAGTAATGTTGCCGTTACCAATAGAACCGGAAAAAGATTGGAATCCAGCTACTGATCCTAATAGCGTAAGTGTGCCTGTGCCACTCGTCGTGGTGGTTTCTTGTACCCGATCCTTGACTACAAGAGCCATTTAAGACTCCTTAGCTTGTAGCAGTTGTTGAGTATGTAACGCTTACTGTGTCACCAGCTGTTGTAACCTTAGCTACTGCAAAAGCACCTGCTGAATATAATACCCCGCCGGTATTACTTTGTGTAGATACTGCACCTGAACCTGTTACTAAGAAACATCCGCTCACTGTACCGCCTGCACCTGTAATAGTGTAAGTAATTGAAGCTGCTGTACATGTAGTTACATTAGTGGGTGTTGAACCAGTTGAAGTTGCTGCTGCAAATACTGCTGTGCCACGAACTGCTGAGCCACCTACTGTGTAGTTAACAAACTCAGTCCAACCAGCATGAGATGTCATGGTATCAGTACCAGTACCAAATGTTGGCGTTGCTCCACCAATTAAACCTAAGAAAGGCCCTACTGTTGTGTATGTACTAGATGTACGAAGTAAAGTATTAAGTAATAACTCTTTACCTACTTCATTAACTAGATTAGGAAATGATTCTTCCCATTTTAAATTACCATTTGCATCACGGCATTCAACGCGATATTGGCCTTCAATTCCTACTGTTTCATTAGACGCTGCACCAGCATTTAAAACTACGCTAGCTTGGTCGCCAAATCCGCCTTGTTCTTTTGTGTTCATAATAACTCCTTTAGTTAATTCTTAGTACAGCAGTGGTCGAAGTTGCTGCAGGAAACTCTATTGTAAATGATGCAGATGCTGTTTTTTCTCCACCGAAACTTAATACCGCGACCGATGCGTTTGTAGTGCTATTATATATCAAGGCGCCCGCTGTGGTAAAGTTTGCAGGACTCCAAGTTACATTAGTAAACGTAATATAAGCCGTGTTATTACTAGGATCACTACCTATTGTTGGATATAATACTTCTCCCCCAGCTGTGTAGCCTGTACCTGTAATTTCGTCTTGCGTTGTATATTCAGTTGTTTCACTATTAATAGTAGATACCGCGTTATACAAAGCTATCTTATATGTATATGGTGACCCTGTATAAAAATTCTCTAAACCTTTAAGCAAGTTTAGTTTGAATGTAGTGGTCTGTGCTTGTCCTAATATCATGATCTAACTGGAACCCTAACTTGGCCAGAACGATAAGCATCTTGTCTATTCTTACCATCACCAAGTTGAATAAGTAATTGCATCGCATCGTCGTATCGTTTTTGGTATTCAGCCATAACGTCAGCCTCACCCTTCATGTAGGTGTAAGCTTCTAATAAAGAGCCATATAAAAGAACAGAACTAAAATTATCACCTAACCAAGTTTGGCCACCTACTACCGTAGTAATAGATTCAGGATAGTAGAAGTAATGTAATTCAACATCGTATGACTCATCGGGTGTAGGACCTACTATAAACGCAGCATTATCAAATACCGCATAATATTCAGGCTCGCCATAAAAATCTGAATCAGTGTCAGGAAATGATTGCCTAATAAAATTTACGTCTTTATTTAATAAATATAAATACTCATTGTCTGCATTAATAACCGCCAAACTAAACGTAGCTAACCAATTAGATGGTATTGCTAAATATTTATTACCCGCAGTTAATGATCCTGTTACGTTTTTACGAAGTGCAGGAAGATGTACAGAGTTATATATTCTTTGTTCAGCCTGAGTAATAAAAGTATTTACTACGTCAGTCTCAAACTGATTCTCTGTATAGTTCTGTATTTCTGTAACTAACTGCGTGTAGTTCATTACGCCATCGGGCCTCTAGCCTTAGTACCTTTAGTAGCTGCACCACATCCACGAATAGTAATACCATCAGTCTTAGCAGGGCGAGTAGGATCACCTACGCTTACACGTTGTACACCTGTTCGCTTACTAATTTCTTGTGATCTTAATGTATTAGGATCTTGACTGAAATGAATGTCTGTACTATTTGGGTTAGGCATTGGTTGCTTATAAACACCAATATCGCTGCCACTACCGCCTGATGGATATTTAAATCCTGTTAAATCACTAGCGTCTTTATTATGAGTCGCGTGACCTAATGGATAAGATTCCGCCGGTGTTGGTTTTGGAAAGTCGTTTTTAGCCATGATTATTATCCCCTTTTTTGTGCTGCAACTTTAGCCATACCACGACCCATTTTTTTCATGTCAGTATTTAATTTACCAACAGTGTTTTTAGCTGGACCGTTTTGAATAGCTACTGTAGCGCCATCGTCACCTAAATTTTTGCCTTTAGTTTTACCTTGTTTAGTAATTCCGTCAGCTGCTTTTCTGAATGCCATGTTACTTCTCCTTATGTTGTTGATACTGTTACTGTGCCTACGTTACCTATTCCTAC